AACCTTTAAAGGGTGGTGATAAAATAAAGTGGGTATATCTAAAACAAAATCAATATGGATTAGATGCAGTAGCTATGAATGGTTACAATGACCCACCACAAATTATGGAGTTAATTAAAACATATATTAACTATGATAAAATCTTCGAAAGAGAACTTCTAAAAAAATTAGAAGATTTCTACGGAGCATTAGGATGGGGAGAAGTTCTCTCATCCAAAAAGACAGCTGAAAAGTTTTTCTCTTTTTAGTTGTATAATTAAAAATAAATTCGTATATTAGTAAAACAATAAAATAAATCTTAAAAGTAAATTATGGAAAAAGTAAAATTAGATGGTTTCATCAATAGATACAATCTCGGTGGAGAGGTTGAATCAGTAATGGTAAAATCTGAAGGTTCTAATCTTTCAGTTAGAATGATATCAGATGATAAAACTCTTTTAGGAGATGTAACAGTAACAGGCTCAGATTTCCCTGAAGGGGAGTTTGGTATTTATACTACATCTCAGTTAAGAGGATTATTAAGTGTATTAGATAATACAATCAAAATAGAAGAAGTAACAGGCGCACTAAAGTTCTCAGATAAAGGAACTAAAATGCAGTATATGTTAGCAGCTCCCTCAGTTATCCCAGCGGTACCTGATTTAAAAGCTCTACCTCCTTTCAATGTAGATATTACATTAGATAATGAGTTTGTAAACAAATTCATCAAATCTAAAGGAGCATTAGCAGATGCTGATACATTTACATTCACTTGTAAAAATGGTAAAGGTGAAATCGTATTAGGATATTCTTCAATTAATTCAAATAGAATTTCTATATCAGTTGATTGTACTTGTGAAGGTGATGTAGAACCAATCGCATTCTCAGCAAAATATTTAAAAGCTATTTTGTTATCAAACAAAGGTTCATCAACTTCATCTCTACAAATTTCCTCACAAGGATTATCTAAGGTTTCATTTACCGAAGGAGAGTATGTAAGCAACTATTTTTTAGTTGAGATTAAATAATAACCATTAAAACGTAACTATATGAGTTTTTGGGATACCGAACCAGCAAAGCCAGAATTTATATTCGAAGATGAGAAAAGAAAACTTATTCAGAATATGAACTACCTTATGACAATGAGTGTAGAAGAACAAACATTGTATAAGAAATGGGTTGAACTGCAGGAATCTAATATGATTAGAGATAAATCCCAAATAGCTACTCTTTATGATATGCAATGGAAACCAACTGATATCAATAATAAGGAACTGACAATTAAAGAAATTGAAGAGTTAGACCCTTATGTTGAAATCGTAGAGGATAAAGATGAAGCTACAAAGTGGACTCTTTTAAGAAAGATGATTCATACTATGAGTTGGACAGCTAATCCTGGTCGAAATGTTAAGTTGTTTCTTAAAGATAAAAAGAGTGGTAAACTTTTAGGTTTAGTATCATTAGCATCTGATGTTACTTCAATGGGTGTACGAGATAAGTACATTGGTTGGACTAAAGAAGATAAATTCGTAAAGGGTAAGTTAAATTTCACTACTATCGCATCCACTATTGTTTGTACCCAGCCTTTAGGTTACAATTTCTTAGGTGGTAAGTTGACAGCAATGATGACTACCCTACCAGAAGTGCGAGAGCATTGGAAAAAGAAGTATGGGCAAACATTGATAGCTGTTGGAACTACTTCCCTTTACGGAATACATTCCCAATATAACGGAATCCCTCACTTTAAAACGTTGGGGGAATCCGCTGGGAAAATATCTTTAAAGCCTGATGATGAATTCTATGACCCTTGGCATCAATGGATTAAGGAGAATAGAGCTGATTGGTATGAGAAGGCAATTACTAATGAGAGAATTCGTAATGGTGCGAGTATGGGAACTGGTAAGGGAGCTAGTGGACCTGTAAGTGGAATCAAACAAAAGATTCTTTCTCAAATCTTCAAAGAATGTGGAATCAAACAATCAGAATACCATCATGGTTTTAAACGAGGAGTTTATTTAGCAATGATGTATGAGAATGGACCTGAGTTCTTACGTTCAGAAATTGAAGAAGAACAATTAGTAATGAAAAAGAAATTCGTAGATGGTCAATCAAACATCAACAATTGGTGGAAAAGACAGGCAATCAAACGATACTCAAAGTTACATGATAATGGTAAATTAAAACCTGAAGATTTATTCTATATCGATGGTATTGGAATGAGTTGGGAAACTTTCAAAGAAAGTAGGTTAAACGAAGTAGGTAGATAATATAACAAAAAAAGAAATATGGCATTTTTTGAACAAGTAAATGAAGAACAAGCGGATAACTCATTATGGGTAGAAAAGTGGAGACCCGTGCGTTTGGAAGATTATGTAGGTAACGAACATCTTAAAACTAAGGTTGAGGGATATTTAGAAGCTGGTGATGTACCACATTTACTATTATATGGTAGAGCTGGTACTGGTAAAACAACTCTTGCTAAACTAATTGTAAGACAAATGGATTGTGATTATATGGTAATCAACGCATCCGATGAAAACAATGTAGAAACTGTAAGAAATAAAGTAAAAGGATTCGCATCATCGATGGGATTCAAAAAATATAAGATTATTATCTTAGATGAGTTTGATTATATGTCTCAGAATGCACAAGCTATTTTGAGAAACTTAATGGAAACATTCTCACAACATTGTAGATTCATCTTAACTTGTAATTATGTAGAGAAAGTAATAGACCCTATTCAGAGTAGATGTCAAACTTTCCAAATCATACCACCAACTAAGAAAGATGTAGCAGTTCAAATATCAAAGATTTTGAATAGTGAAGAAGTAACATTCCAACCAAAGGATTTGGTTCCAATTATTGATGCAGGATATCCTGATATTAGAAAGATTATCAATACTTGTCAATTAAACTCTATAAAGGGTGAGTTGAAAGTGGATACTCAGAACCTATTGGAGAATGATTATAAAATCAAAGTGTTAGATATTCTTAAATCATCAGATGATAAGAGAAACAAATACACAAATATGAGACAGGCTATCATAGATAGTAGAGTAACTGATTTCTCAGAACTATTTACTTTACTTTATGAGAAGGTAGATGAATATGCACCATCAAATACGGCAAATGTAATTATCGCATTATCTGAGGGACAAAGTAAACACTTTAATGCTATTGATAAAGAAATACCAATGGCAGCAACTTTAATCGAAATATTAAATTTAATTTAAGATGGCAAAAATAGTAGGAATAGGTGGTAATAAACCACAAAAAGCATCAGAGCAACCAACGCAAGGAGGAGGACCTAAAATTGATTTAGGTAAATCAAATCCTGTAATTTGTTCACATTGTGGATATGATGTATTCATAGATGGTTCTAAATTTAGAAAGATATCTAAGTTAGTAGCTGGGACAGCTCAAGATGTAGTAGTACCAATAGAAGTTTTATTGTGTGGTAATTGTGGTGAGATATGCCAAGAATTACTATCACCACAACTAGAAGTATTGGAAGAAATGGATAGAAAGAAATTAGAAGGAAAATAATGGCTGTAGGATTATTCGACCACATAAAACAAATTACCAATGTACAAAATCCTAAATATTGGGATACGTTGGAAGAGCAAGATAAGAAAACGTTTTCCAATTATATGGTATTACGTTTTCTATCTATGAAATATGAGTGGGTAGAAACAATAGCAGCTGTTCAACCATATCTTCAAGAAGTACCACCAAAGGCAATGTATTTAGCATTAATTGATTTACTTCCAAAGGGTAGACACTTTATGAAGTATATGAAACCAAAAGGAGCTGATAAGTATGAAGCTTGGTTAGTAACATTGGTAGCAAAGCATTATGAATCCTCTAAGTTGGAAGCAGAAGATTATCTAAAGATTTTGTATGCTAGTAGAACTGGTAAAGAACGAATAAAACAATTATCAGAAGATTATGGTACTGACCCTAAGATAATAAAAAAATTAAAATTAAAAATATAATTGATAAAAGTTTGGAAATCCCAAACTTTTTTCGTATATTTGTATAATAAATAAGATAGTTATGGCTAAAGTAAGTTTTTCACAATACCAGTTATACTCATCGTGTCCACGTTCATACAAACATAGATACATTGATAAATTGGGACAATCATCAGCTAATATCTATACTCTTTTCGGAACTGCTATTCACGAAACAATCCAACACTTCCTTTCGGTAATGTATGGAGTTTCTAAGAAACAAGCAATGGAAATTGATACTGATAAGTTGTTGTTAGATTGGATGAGAAAAGAATACATCAAAGAGAACGATAAATTAACTGAAGGTAGTATATGTACCCAATTGGAGTTAGAAGAGTTCTATGGTGATGGTAGATGTATATTAGAGTGGTTCAAAAAGAAGTTAGATAAGTTTTACAACAAAAGTGGCTTTGAATTAGTAGGGATAGAAATTCCACTAAATGCAAAAGTAAAAGAAGGTGTAAACTTTATAGGTTTTGTTGATGTAGTGATGAGAGATTTATCAGATAACTCTATTATCATTATTGATTTAAAAACTTCTACTAGAGGTTGGAATAAATACCAAAAATCAGATAAGTATAAGAATGCACAAATAGTTATCTATAAGAAGTACTATTCTGAACTATTTAATATTCCATTAGATAAGATAAAAGTAGAATATCAGATTATGAGAAGAAAACTCTATGAAGATGCTCCCTTCCCAATCCCATATATGTCTAGGCATGTACCTGCTAGTGGTAAACCAACTGTAAACAAAGTTCATACTGAGTTTATGAACTTCGTAAATGAGGTATTTGATGATGAGGGGAAGTTTAGAGATTTACCATATCCAAAAGTACCAGGAGATAAACAAAAGAATTGTAGATTTTGTGAATTTAAGACAAGAGGAATTTGCGATGGTAAGGTTTAACGGAAAATAAATATCTATATACTTATATATATAAATACTAACAATATAT